TGGCCGACGTATTTGCTATTTCCGTGCGCCTTGCTGCCTTTGCCCCAATCGCGGATCGCAAACGCGTGCCGAGCCCACACGAGCGCCGCCGGAAGAAGCGCCGCATCGCAGCGCCATGGGAGGTATGAATTGCTCGAATAGATCGTCCAGCGCCCATCGCCGTGGATGATCGGGACTTCATAGGGGCCGAAGCTTCCGAGCTCCGGCTCGGGGAGCGTCAGATCTCCCGCCGCCACGCTGTCCGGATCGATGCGCGTGAGAAGCAAGCGCCGATACGGGTCCCATCTAACATCGTCGAGCGGCCAGAATCGATGAAGGAGATCGAAACGCGAACCGTCCTCACGTTGCGTGAGCGAGTTTACGCCGATCGCGACGCCGTGGTTCACGAGAGATCCGTGTATATCGGTGAGCGCGCCGGGTGCGATGCCGACGGCGCGGGGCCCATAAAGGGCATCGGCCTCGCCAGCGATCGATTTCGCTTTTGGCTTGTCGCTCGACGGAAGGATTTCTACGCGCGTGCACTTTTGGGGAGCGAGTCGGTTCGAGTACGCGACGAAGAGCGCGTCGTCGGTCCGCATGTTCTCTGCCATGCGGCATGCGAGCGCGAATTGTCCCCGCATTTGCGCCGCACGCGCAGCGACGATCTGCTCGAGCGTCATCGGCTGCGGAGTCCCCTCGGTCCGCTGCATCATGAGATTCGCGCGAAGCCGAGCCGGAGAAAACTCGCTCGCTTCGCGAATGATCCGCGCTCTCTTCGATGCTCGGCCGAGCTGCATCACTGACAGCCCGCGATCGATCACTTGCTTGAGGACGTCCGAGATGCTCATTCGGGGAGTTTACGGCGCCGGACTTTCTACCTAAGCACTTTTTCATCTACCTAGATTTGTTGCAGAAGACTTTTGTGAAACCGGTGATACGCGTCGATCTGTGAGGCGCACCGCACAGTTGAGTGTGGCGATGCTCGCGAGCAAGAAGCTCGCGGCCTTTGGAGTGATCACGCTGGCTGTTGACGAGGCGGCGCCGTCCGAGTTCCGCATCTTCAAAGCCGGGTGGAACGAGACGCACAAGGGCAAATTCCTCTTCGACGAGAAAGCGGCGAAGGCGGTGATGGCCGCCTACAAGAAGTGGGGCGTCGACCTCGCGATCGATCTCAACCACCAAATGCTCGACGAGGAACCGTCACCCGACCCGACGGCGAAGGACGCGCGCGGGTGGTGCAACCTTGAAGTGCGCGAGGACGGCTCGCTTTGGGCGATCAACGTGCGCTGGACCGAAGACGGCGCCGCTCGCCTCTCGGAAAAACGACAGCGCTACATCTCGCCGGCGTTCGCGTTCGACACGAAGACGAACCGCGTACTGGAAATTATGAACATCGCGATGGTCGCGATGCCTGCAACCCTCGAGACGCCAGCGCTCGTCGCCGCGCAGCGTGTCGCCTTCGACTTTCGCAAGCTCGCCGTTGGGCCCTCGTTTGATGACGTGCGGACCGTGCTGAATGCTGCGCTCGTCGAGAAATATCCGGCGGCCGATCCCGCCGTGGGCGCCGGCCCGTGGATCGTGGCCGTTTACGATGCGAGCGTCGTCTACATGAATGACGGAAAATATTTCGAGATCCCATACACGCGCAACGGCGGCGACGTCGCGCTGAGCGGCGAGCCCGTCGAAGTCATTCAAACCTTCGCGCCTGTTTCGGGCGCACCCGCACCGACTCCGCAACCCGAGACACCTCCGCCGGCGCCGCCGGAAGAAACCCCAGCCGCCGCAAAAAGGATCGTCATGAAACTCCCGAAGGCTCTCGTTTTCGCGATGCTCGCCGCCCTCGCCGCCAACGATCAAGCGGCCGGCCTTAGCTGCCTCTCGCAGGCGACCGCCCTGGCGGCCGGCGCCACGCCCGCGCTCCCGAAGGAGCTCTCGAGCGCAGCACTCGAGGCAGTCGCGAACGGCGACAAGAACGCGGCTCTCGACTTGCTCAAGCAAATCCTTGCCGCGCTCGTCGGCGGCGACGTCGAAACGCCTGCACCGGATGCCGGTGGTGGCGATGAAGCGGCGGCCGCGGCGCGCGTCGCGATGTCGACGACCGGGAAGCCCACGATCGGCGAGGCGATGGCCGAGCTCGCGCGGCGTTCGAAGATCGCCGTCGACGTCGAGGAGCGCGAAGCCGGTCTTGCGCGAGATCGAGAAACGCTCGAGCTCGACGAGCGCATCGCGATCACGAAGAGCCTTCAAGCGCTTGGTGTCGAGACGCCGGCGACATCGGGCCTCACGAACGGAAAGCTCTGCGAGCGCCTTCTCAAGGAACCAATCGCGGAACTTCGTGCACGGCACGCGCAGCTCCTCGCCGTGAAAGGCAAGGGCGCCGTCGGCGGAATTCAGCCTCACGTAGCGAATTCGGGCACGACAGCCGACGGGGAGATCGTCATTGTCAGCGGCGAGTCTGTCGCGCTGAGCAAGCGCGAGCTCGACATGATCGTTCGGACGAAGAGCGACAAGCAACGCTACGCGGCCGACAAGCTCGCGCATTCGAAGAAGACGGCCACCTCGACCACCTGACGGAGAAAAGACCATGGCGAACAGCACCGAAAATCTCGATCTCCTGCCGGTTGGCAAGGAAGGCCGCCACATTCACGTCGGCGTCGATGGGGCCTCGCATATTCGGCGGGGCATCATGGTGACGCAGCTCACCGCGACGGGAATGCTCGTTCCGGCTACGACGGCGGCCGCCGGGCCGGTGATCGGCGTCGCCACGCATGAGCAAGACAACACCGCCGGAGCCGATGGCGATCTCGAGGTCAAGGTCGAATACGACCGGATCTTTCGATTCTCCAACGCGACCGCCGGCGACGCATGCAGCGCGGCAACGCCGCTCGGCGCAGCCGTCTACGCGAAGGACGATCACACGATCGCCGACAACTCGAACGCGGGCGCCTATACCTTCGCCGGCTTCTTCCGCGGGCTCGATCCCGACGGAACGGTGAAGGTCTATATCCCGCTCGGCAGCCAAGTGACGAACCAGGCAGCCGATATCGGCGCCCTCACAGACAACACGGGTGGCGCTGCGAATGACACCCTCGAGGCGGTTCCCAGCCCGGCCGACGCGCCCGGCACCGCCGACATCCTCCGCGACGATCTCGTCGCCAACGCGTTTCCGGCGATCCGAAACAACTTCGCCGACCTCGCCGACGCAATCAACGACATGCGCGCCGCGCTGCAGGCGGCCGGGCTCATGTCCTAAGAGATCGCTCGTCCGATCGGCCCCGCACTGCTCGCGAGAGCGGCCGGGGCTTTCGGGCTGTGAGGAGATCAACATGATCGTCACCGTTCTATCGCTCGTCCTGCTCGTGATCATGGTTACGAGGGGAACCATCCTGCGATCGGCTTCGTCCTCGGTTGCGAAGGCGATAACGTTCGCCTCCTTCGCATGCGTCGCGGCGCTCGCTGGGATTGCGCTCGTCGATCGAGACGCCTTTGCGGCTGGAGGAGCGGCGTTCGCGGTGCTGTACACCACCGAGCAGCTTCCGCAGACGTCGCAAGAGGCGATTCAGATCTTCATGGAAAATTATCTGAACGGAACGCAGCTCGCGCCTCCGTCGACATGGGCGAATCAGTTCGGCGACGTGATTCCCCTTTCGTCACCGACTGCGAAGTTCCCCGTCTCGCTTCTTTCGTTGCTCTTCCAAGAGACGAAGGGCGAGCACCGGTTCGCCGACATGAAGGAGGACTCGTTCGAGCTGCTCGTCCTCGAGTACGACGAGGGCATCGAGGCCGACCTTCTCTCGCTGAAAACGAACGTCTTCGCGTACAGGAAATGGGTTGATGGCCCGTCGCGCCTGCAGCTTGCCGAGCAGCAACACATCGCGCGCACTGTCGCTGTCGACATCATCGAGGCGAACGCCGCGTGCGGATGGGACGGGCTCGCGCTCTTCCACGACACGCACAAAGTCCGCAATCGATCGAGCAGTACCTTCGACAACCTCCACGCGGCCGGCGCCTTCGCGATCACCATCGCCAACTTCGAGGCCGAGACGACCGTCATGATGGGGCAGGTGTTGGACGAGAACGGCCAGAAGATGATCCGGAATCCGGACTGGGCGATCTTGGCGCCGACGGAGCTCTACCAGCCGGCGGTGAATCTGTTCTCGCAGGCTTTGATCGTGAGCGGCAACGCCGCCATCGACAATCCCTTCAAGGGGCGCGTCGAGGTCGTGCACGTGCCGGAATTCACGAACACAACGGCTTGGTACATCGTCGAGAAGAACCTGCTTCGCGCGGCCATGCCGCCGTGGCTCGTCGGCGTCTACGACCCGGGCCCCGAGCTCAACCTCCGCGAGTACACCGCCGGAAACTCCGATTGGGCGCGCAACACCGGAAAGATCGCGCTCTCGAAACACATCTGGAACGGGCACAAGGCCGTGTTCCCGCACGCGATCCGCAAGATTCCCAACGCGTGAGCATGAGGTGAAAGTAGATGTCGACGCCGTCGTACGCCGCACGAGAGGATGTTTTCGGCATGGGCGTGCCGCGTGGCGCGCTCATCCGAAAGGCACGCCTCATCGCGAGCGTCGACATTGGGGCGAACGCGCTCGAGCTCGCCGGACACGGCCTCAAGGACGATGACGCCATTCAGTTCACGGCCGACGCCGGCGGGGAGCTCCCCACGCCTCTCGCACTTCTAACTCCGTACTTCGCGAAGCTCATCGACGTCGGTGGCGAGAACGACGAGAACCGGTTCCAAGTCTCGGCGACGCTCGGCGGATCGGCCGTCGACCTTTCAGACGAGGGAACTGCGCCGTTTCGTGTTGCCGTTCCTCTCGGGCCGACGATCGATCGCTACCTCGCGCAATTCTCGCGATGGGCGGATCGGAAGTGCATCGCGCACAAGGTTCCCTTCGAGGAGCCTTATCCGGACGAGATCGTCTACATCGTCCGGCTCCGAACGACGCTGCAGGTCATCGCCGACCTCAACCTCGGAGGCTTCGCACATCTCGCGGGCCGAGAGAGGGACGCGATCGCCGATTTTCTAGCGTTCGCCGCCACGCCTCTTCGCGACGAGCGCGCGACAGCGTCGACGAATCGCGCTGTCAGCGGGAGCTCGCGCTCGAGCGCAGACAGGACGGACACGATCCCATGAAGATCGCGAACGTCTCCGAGCTCCGCGAAATCCGCCGCCGCATCGGCTCGCTCCCCGAGGTGACGGCGAAAATCGCGAAGCGCGTCGCCGAGGCATTCACGCGCCTTTCCGAGCAAGCGTTCGATGCGCAGCGCCGCCCCGACGGCGGCGCATGGGAAGCCGGCGAGAACGGGACCCCGAAGCTCAATCGAACGGGACGGCTGCGCGCGGCCGCGACACGCTTCGAAGCCGTCGGCTCGACGGTGCGCGCGAGCGTCGGGAGCGTGCCCTACGCGCGCTATCAGGCACGTCGAGGTTTTCTCCCCACGAAGACGCTCCCGGCAGAATGGGCCGAGGTCGCCCGCCAGATCGCGCGCGAAGAGATCGACCGGCACATGCGAGGCGCGTCGTGATTGCCGAGATCACCAAAGAGATCGGCGCCGAGCTCGCCCAGCAAAAGATTCCGGCAACGGTCGTCTTCGGCAAAGACGACGGCATCGAGCGCGAGATCGGCGAGGAGCCGTTCGTGCAAGTCCTCTACGCCGGCCGCGACGCATACGACGTCGCTGGAACCGTGCGCGGTCCGACGATGGGATCGGCGTCGACGAAGTGGGTCGGCGTTCGCGTTCTTCTCTCGGGGAGCTCGAGCAAGACGGGTGCGAGCGAAATCGATCACAAGCGGGCCGTCGAGGGGCTCGTCGATCAGTTCATTCTCGCGCTCGAGCTCGTGCTCGAGAAGCGCTCGAACGTCTGGAGGCAAATGAGCGGGACGTTTCTCGTGCCGGCGCCGTCGGTGCCCGGGCAAGAGGACATGACGGAAGTCGGCGCCCGCTACGAGCTCGTATTTCAGATCGGACGCTCCGTGCTCCGAAAGGTCGCGGCGACCGCGGCGGCCGATCTGGTTGTGAAGAACGTGACGACGATTGACCAGGGCGGGACGGAAGAATCGTCCTGCGGAGGAGATTGAGCGATGGCTGAACTTCCGAGTGCGAACACGAATCTCGTCTCCGAAGGCGGAGGCATCGGCAATGGTACCGAGCTCATCGCGGTCATGTCGTGCATGCAGAGCGGGACGGACGACGTCTATACCCGATTCTCTCGCACGCAAGACATCCTCGACGAGTTCGGCTTCGGCGAAGGCGTCGACTTCGTCGCTCACTACATCGAGACGACGCGAAAGCCGGTCGTCTTCGGAAAGCTCGCGGAGGCAACGGCCGGTGCGCTCTCAAACGCCGATCAAACGAACGTGACGGGAACGAGCGTCGTTACCTTCACGGGAACGCCCTACGATGACGCGGAGATTCGCGTCGAGGTGCCGGAAGACGGCGGCGGCACGATCGGAACGCTCGGCTGCAAGATCGACGTCTCGGTCGACGGCGGCCGCACCTTCAAACGAAACATCCCGCTCGGCACGGCGACGACGTATGTCATCCCGAACACGGGCGTCACCGTGAACTTCGCCGCGGGCACGCTCGTCGAGGGCGACTACGCGAGCGTCGTTGCGAAAGCCCCGATGTGGGACGCGGCCGGGCTCACCGCAGCCTTCGCGGCGCTCCTCCAGACGGTTCACCTTCCGCGCTTCGTCATCATCATGGGCGAGCTCGCCGACGACGACCAGCTCCAGGACGTCATCGATGAGATCGAAGCCTTCGAAGCCGCGAACCGCTTCACGCGCGTCATCTGCGCCGTACGCGATCGCTACCACCAAGCCGTCTTTCAAGGAGGCGTCACGATTTCGGTCCTCACGGCCGGCGATACGTACACGCGCTCTGGCGGATCTTGGATCACCGAAGGTTTCAAGGTCGGCATGAAGCCCGTATTCGCTGGCTTCTCGAGCGGCGGAAACAACGGCCAAAAGACGATCGTGACGCTGACGGCGACCGTGATGACAGTATCGGAGAACCTCGTCGACGAAGCTGTCGTCGCCGACGTGACGTGTACGGCGCCCGTCGAAACGTTCACCGCGTGGAAGAACGCCCTCGCGGCCGACATCGTCGGAAACTCCGTCCCGTCGCTCAAGATCTCGCACCGGACATCGGTGTGGGGCGGCCGAGCTCGCCGAAAGAGCCCCATCGACTCCTCGCGAAAGCGACGGCCTTCGTCCTGGGCGCTCGCCTGCAAGTGGATGCAGCACGACGTCCAAGTCTCGCCGGCCTACCCAGAGGGCGCCGGCGAGCTCGACGGCTGGACGATCACCGACGAGGACGGAAACCTCGAGGACTTCGACGAGCGCGCGGTCGGGGGCCTGCTCGCGAATCGCATCGGGTGCCTCCGCACGTACGCGGAGATCCCGGGCGTCTTCATCGCGCTTCCGATCACGCTCGACAACGACAACGCGAACCTCTCGCGCTTGCCGGTGGGTGGTGTCGCTGACATCGCATGCACGATCGTGCAGCGCGAGACAACGAAGAAGCTCAACGCCTCGCCGCTCCTGAACGACGACGGCACGATCACGACGGCCGAGCGAATGCGCATCGAGGAGTCGGTGCTCACCGCGCTCAAGAAGGAGCTCCTCTCGGAGAAGCGTGAGGGTCAGCGCGCCAGCAACGTCACGTTCACGATGGCCGGCGACGTAGACATTTCCGAACCGGGCGCCGAGGTCCTCACCGAAACGGTCGTCGTTCCGCGCGGCACGGTCGAAAAGATCTCCAACACGGTTCGCGTTCGAAAGGCGGCCTGACGATGGTCCAGCAAGCGTTTCCGACAATCCAGGGCCAGCACTTTAGCTGGGCGAACGTCCGGCCGAGCGCCGACATTTTCGACGGCGACACCTTCCAAACCGCGGACTGGTCGGCGGTCGACTGGGACGATTCGCTGACGCCAGGCAAGGTAAAGGGCGTAGGCGCGATCATCATCGGGCGAACCTTCGGCGAGCACGACGCCAACGCGTCGATGACGATGTATGTCCAGAAGGCCGTCGAATTCCAACGACGCCTCCTCGCGGCGGCTGCGCTCAAAGGGCACCAAGCCATCGGCTCCGTTCCCTTCGATCTCTTCGTCGCGCTCGAGCCGCGTGACGGCGAAGGCGAAGTGATTCGCCTCAAGCTCGTCGCCGCGCGGATCATGACGCGAACGTTCAAGTCGGCGCCCGGCCCGGATGCCCTCACGATCGAGATGCCGCTTTCGATCGTGCGTGTCGAGCTCGACGGCATGTCGCTCGCCTGAAAGGAAGTCCTATGTCGATCGAAGACATCCTCAAGAAACGCGCGGACGCGAGGGCGAGCCGCTCTGCTCGGGCAGAAGCCGAGCTCGAGACGCAAACTGATCTGCTCGAGAATCCGGACAACGGATTCTGCATTTTCGACAACGTCCCGGAAGATCTCCCGTGTGTTGTCATCGTGCGCCGGCCGAACCGCGACGAGATAGATCGCTACCGCGCGATCATCTGGCGCAACAAGGACGAGCGCGGGGCGACGGAGGCCAAGGCGAAAGCCGCCCCGCAGCTCGCGCGAGGGTGCGTGCTTTACCCCGAGAAGGGGAAGTACGACCAGCTCGTCGACAAGGTCTCGATGGTTCCCGACGCCGTCGCCCGCGAGTGCATCAAGCTCGCCGAAGGGGGGATGAGAGACCTCTCAAAAGAATAGAGGATCGGGTCCTCGCGGGACGAGGATCGCCCGGTGCGATGGCCATCAACATCGCCGCGCTCTTCGCATGCGAATCCCCGGAAGGCATCGCCGGAGCTCACGCAATCGCCGACCTGATCCACTCCGTGATGTTCCAAAAGAAGTGAGGACCCAGACGTGGACGGACTCGATTTCCAGCTCGACATCGAACAGCGCTTGCGGGGCGGCGATGCCGTAACGGAGCTCGAGCGCCTCGAGGCCGCGTTCGAAGACGCGCAGTCCCGCTATGCCGACTTCGAAAAGGAGTCGCTGAGAGCGGCGAAGGCCCTCGAGAAGGTCGGCGCGGATGCCGAGATCGCGCGAACGAAGATGCAAGCCGCGATGAACGCCGGCGACGACGCGAAGGTAACGAAGCTCGCCGCTTCTCTCCAGGAGCTCGCGCAGAAGGAAGCCCGGCTCACGAAGGAAGCGGCCGCGGCAGATGCCGCGATGAGAAAGGAAGCCGAAGCGATCTCGGGCATGGCCGATCAGATCGGCGAAATGAAGGAAGCGGAGAAAGGAGGCTCCGAACAGGTGGAGGGCGCGGCCAAGGGCTTCAAGAAGCTCGGGGGCCCCCTCGGGCAAGTCGGAAACCTCGTCGAGGATGTCACCGAAGGCTTCGGCTTTCTCGAAGAGAGCCTCGGCGCCATGGGCGCGATCGCAGCCATCGGCGTAGCTGCCCTCGCGGCACTCGCCGTCGGCCTTCTCGCCGTCGGCGCCGCGGCTCTGGGCGGCATCGCAGCCCTCGCCAAGTTCGGCGCGGAGACATCGAACATTCGTCGCGAGCAAGAGCTCACCCTCGAGGCGATCGCCGGCACCGATGCAGAAGGGCGCATTCTCTCGGAGACGTTCGACGACATCTCGAGATCGACGGCCGTCGGCTCCGAACGCCTGCTCGACATCACGCGAGATCTCAAGAAGGCCGGGCTCGAGGGAGACGATCTCTCGACGGCCCTTCGCGCGATCGCGGAGCAAGAGAGCGCCCTCGGCGACACGAGCGGAACGAGCGATCTCGTAAAGGCGCTCAAAGACGGAACGAAGACAGCGGGCGACTTGGCCGACGAGATGGATCAGAAATATGGCGGCGTCGTCTCGAAGAAGATCCTCGGCCTCGATCAACAGTTCGCGCAGTTCAAGCGCAACATCGCGAGCATCTTCGGCGGCCTCGATCTCGAGGAATTCCTCGAAGGCCTCTCGAAGCTCGTCGCTCTCTTCGATACGTCGACCGCGAGCGGCCAGGCCCTAAAGACAATCTTCGAGTCGCTCTTTCAGCCGCTCTTTTCTTCGTCGGGCGACGTCTTCACGTTCATCGAGCGCGGGTTTCTCCAGCTCGAGATCGTCGCGCTCAAGTTCGGCATCATGGTGAAAGAGGCGCTCAAGGACGGAACGAGCGGTCTCGATCTCAAGCCGCTAAAGGAGCTCTACGACCTCACGAAGGATCCGGCGTGGACGATGTTCGGCATCGCGCTCGACACCATCGGGATCGGTCTACGCGGGATGGCGCTTTTCGGGCTCATGGTCGTTGGTTTCATCGTCGACACCATCAACCTCTCGAGCCGCATGCTCCAGTTTTTCAAGGATCTCGGCGCTGGCGTCGTCGAAACACAAAAAGCGTTCATGACGCTCGGCAGTGACATCGTCCAGGGGCTCATCGAAGGCATCACGGGCGGCGCTCCGAAGGTGATCCAATCGATCACGAGCATGGCCTCGGCCGCCGTCGATGCCGCGAAGGCCGTGCTCAAGAGCCACTCTCCTTCCGAGGTCTTCTACGACATCGGCGAGAGCGCGCCGGCGGGCATGGCTGGAGGCATCGACGACGGTGCCCCCGACGTTGCCGCGGCCGTCACCGACCTCGTCTCGATCCCCGCGGTAAAGAGCGAGGGCAAGGGCGAGACAGCGAGCGCGCCGATCGGGCCATTTATTTTTCAGATCAACGGCGCACAGGACTCGAAGAGCGTCGCAAACGACATCGAGCTCGTACTCACGGAGTTCTTCGAGCGGCGAGCTCGCCAGGTTGCGACATGACGAATCCCGTCCGCAACCCGCGCCTCTATGACTCCTTCAAGCTCGCCGGCCGGCGCTCGCCGGGTCGGTGCAAGTTCAACTTCCCGAAGCGCGAGCTCGGCTGGGACGTTCAGGTCCCGAAGGGCTCGACGGGTGGAAACACCGTCCTCAACAACACGAAGCCGATGCAGTTCGAGGTCGAGATCTACGTCTGGGACGGCGATGACGAGTTCGGCGCGCCCGTCGATCACTTCGCGCGCTGGGACGCGTGGAAAGCCGTCCTCGATAAGCCGATCAAACCGACAGATCCGAAGGCTCTCGACATCTTTCATCCGCAGCTCGAGGGGCTCAAGCCGCCCGTTCGCTCTGTTGTTGTGCAGTCGTATTGCGAGCCGCAGCCGGACGGAAAGGGCGGAGGCACCGCGAAGATCACGCTCCTCGAGTTTCGGCCGATCGTCCCAAAGAAAGCGAAGACGCCGAAGGGGAGCGATTCCTGGTTCTCGACCGACGAGCTCGCCGGAAAGAAGAGCGATCCCAACGCAGATCTCAAGGCCGAGGTGAAGAAGCTCACCGAAGCCTACAAAAGGGCCGGGTAATGACGGACGCCGTCCTTAATGGGGAAAAGGTGCTCCGCGCGAGCGTTGTGCTCCCCCGCTGGGGTGTGTGGACGGCCGACGTCGAGCTCGCCGGCGATCATGCCCTCGCCGGCGCCGCGAAGCTCGAGATCGGCGGACTCTCCCTCAAGGGCACAATCGTTCACGGCGCTCCCTACGAGGGGCGAAGCTTCTATCAGATCGACGGCGGAAAAGCGGGCTGGAGAAACGTCGTAAAGCCACGCGCGTATCGGAGCGCGGCCGGCGTCAAGCGCTCGAACATTTTGATCGATGTGGCGCGCGACGCAGGCGAGGCCCTCGAGCTACCGGCGAACGACACGCGCATCGGTCCGGCGTGGGAATATCCGGAAGACCACGCCGCCCGCACGCTCGACGCGATCGCGCCCGAGAATTGGTACGTCGGCGAAGACGGCGTCACGCGGATCGGCGTTCGCACGGCGAAGACATACACGAAACCGCACACGCTTCTCGACTCGAGGCCCGAGCACAATCGCATCCTTGTTTCGACGGAGGACCTCACCGGGCTCCTTCCGGGCGCGAAGCTTCATGGGCTCGAGGCGGCGACGATTCGTCACGAGATCACTTCCGACACGATGCGCACGCACATCTGGGGAACGGTCGGCGTCTCGCTCTCCGATCGCTTCTGGCAAGCGATCGCGCGGCTCGTTCTGCAGATCGTGCGCCCGCACTGGTATCACGGCGTCTACGAGTATCGCGTGACGGGCGGCGGAGGCGGTTACCTCAACCTACGGCCGATCGCGGGCTTTCTCCCGCCGCTTTCGAACGTCCCGATTCGCGTCGGGGCTTATGGCGCTCGAGGAACTCCGCAGACGGGCATGGGTTGCCTCGTCGGTTTCATCAACGCCGATCCGTCTCGTCCCTTCGTGCACTCCTTCGAAGGACAATGGGGCGGAGCCGCGGTGCCTCCGCTCTCGGCACTCTACGGCGACATCGTCGAGCTCGGCGCCGGCGGCGGGCCGAAGTGTGCTCGAGCCGGTGACACCGTGAACGCCGGATACATTGTGCTTACCTCGACGGGGCTCGTCAGCACGGCGAGCGGAACAAACGGATATTTCCCGGGCGATGACGCGGGGAGCACGGTCAACCAAGGACTCGCGAATAGCGCCGCCGCCTCCTTGGTTCCCGCCGGCTCTGTGCTTGCGATGACGGGTGGCAAGATCACGAGCGGCTCCGCGAAAGTGAAGGTCGCGTGATGACCATCACCACGCCGCCCTACGGTCGCGACACCTCGGCGACGTCGCGCGTCCACTACGGAAAGGTCGTTTCCGGCGGGACTCTCCTCGCAGAGGCCTGCTATCGGCGCCTCATCTCGGAGCGCAGCGCGCTCGAGGACGATCTCACCTACGGCTTCGCGCTCGCGAACAAGCTCGGAGCGTCGATGACGCTCGACGATCGCGAATCGCTCGCCCCAGAGCTGGCGGCCGAGCTCAAGAAAGATGAGCGCATCGATGACGTGACGGTCTCGATCATCGAGACGCAGACAGAAGGCGCGAGCGTCGCTCTCGACATCGAGATCGAAGGCATCGGCAAAGAGGGCGAGGAATTCGGGCTCGCGCTAAGAGCCAAAGACGCGAAGGTCGAGCTCCTTCACCTGTGGGGCGAGTGATGGCGGCCGAGACCCTTTTGAAGAGCCTGATCGCGTCGCTCCCGAAGGAGAAGATCTACCAAAAGTTCGTGGACGTCATGAGCGCGCTCGGCGTGGATACGGAGTCATGGCAGCCAGGCGATCCGACGCGCTCGACCCTCGCCGCCATCGCTTCGCGCGAAGCGGAGTGGGAGAATTTCGACACCGGCTTTCCCGTGATGATCAAGGGCATGCTGCTCGGTCTCTCGAGCGGCTCCTGGCTGACGGTCCTTCTCGAGAAGAACTTCAACGTGTTTCGCGACCCGGCGACGTACGCGACGTGCACGCTTCGGGTGACGAACAACGGGAGCGAGGACTTCGGGACGGTCGATGCAGGCGATCTCACCACCGCGAATTCGAACGTCGACGGCGAGCCAAACTTCACGAACGACGACGCCTTCGCGCTCGGCCCGAACGACATCGTCGACATCGACATCACCGCGAGCCAAGCCGGCACGGCGAGTAACTCACAGGTCGGCGAAATCGACACCATCGTCGGGACGCCCTTTCCCAATGTGACGGTCACAAACATCACCGCCGCGCTCGCGAACGACGAGGAAAGTGATGCGCAAGCGACGGCGCGCGGCCAGGTAAAGAACGAGAGCACGTCGCCGAACGGCCCTAAGGGCGCCTACGAATATTTCGCGAAGACACCGTCGCCCGAGAACGGCACCGCGCTCGAGCACGGCGTAAGGGCTGCGCTCGGCCTTCTCGGCGAAGAGGAGCCCGACGTTGAAGGCGCGAAGGAGACGCTATCCAATCTTGTCGCGGCCAAGCCCTCGACGAACGTTACGCGCGTCCGCGTGATCCCTGAATCGGACTTCGGCGACGCCATCGTTTTCCTCGCTGGCGCATCTGGCGCCCTTACGACCGACGATCGCGACGCGGCCGAAGAGCGGCTGGAGACATGGGCGAATCCCTTCGTCATCAACCTCGTCGTCATCAACGCGGACAACAAATCGATCGCCGTCACCTACGAGCTCTGGGTCTACGACACCATCAACTTGACGACGAGCGAGATCGAAGACGTCGTCGAGGACTACCTGCAGGCGCAGATCAAAGAACGCCCCATCGCCGGCGACATCCTCCCAGGCGATACGACCGGCGCGATCTTCTTCGATTGGATCAAGGCGCAAATCATCGAGGCCGTTGCTCCGCATGCGTTCAAGTGCACGGTGACGGCGCCGAGCGGCGACACAGCGCTCGATCTCACCATCGACACCGACACGCCCGAGAATTCGAGCGCCGAAGTCGCGATCCTCGGAACCATCACCGGCACCGTCCACACGGTGGTGAGATCATGAGGTTCCGCGACATCATCAAGAAGCTCGGTCCCGGATGGCTCGTGAGGGACGTCATCACGATGCCCGATGGGAGCAACGTCGAGGTCGACTCGCGCCTCTTCCGAGCTGTTATGACGTGGTGGGACGTTCGCGCGACGCGACTCAAGCTCGGCTTGTACGCGGCGTTGCCAGGCCTCGCGCCGGCGGATGCCCTCTCTTACATCGGCAATCGCCTCGGCATCGAACGAGGTCCCGAGGAGCCGCGCGCGAGCTACGAGTACCGTTTGCAGCGCGGCATCGACGACAAGCGCGTCGCCGGAAACGCATGGGCCCTGCTCGAGCAGATTCGCGGCTACTGCACGCCGCACGCGGTCCGCGTTCGCATCGTGAACGAGCACGGGCATTGGTACACGATCGATCGCGATGGAACGCGCTCGCGCTATCGAAACAGCACGTGGGACTGGGACGGCGCGAGCGCTCGAGCGGAGCTTTTCGGCACACGCATTCCGTGGTCGCGCTTCTGGGTCCTGATTTACCCGACGACGGGATCGCCGAAAGAGCCGTGGGATCGCGACGGCACGTGGGGCAACGGCGAGCTCTGGGGCGATAACCTCGAGACGGAGACGTGGGGCTCGACAGCGTCGCCGGCGGACGTTCTCGCGATACAGCGCATCATTCAACGCTGGAAGCCGGCCGCGTCGAGGTGCGTCTCGGCGATCATCGTGTTTGACGACGCGGCGTTCGATCCGGCTGACACGTCACCACCGCTCGCCGACGGCACCTGGAAAAACTGCGGCCGGTACGGCGTCGTCGCCGGTCGCAAAACCGTGGCGCGTAGCGTCGACGCCATCTACTGGCGAGCGTCCTCTGGAGTCGATCCCGCATGAGCACTTCCTACACACCGAAGCCCCGAGCACAGCAGACGTTCACGAAGCCCCAGGACGGCGACAACAAGGACGTCGCCTCGATCAACATCGCTGTCGAGGGCCTCGCCGACTCGGATGCGCGAACGCATCTCGCCGAGGCGATGGAATGGGGCCCAGCAATCACGACGGCAAAAGACGTCGTGCGCGGGGCGTATTCGCTGAAGGAGCAATCGTGGTTCACCGTCGGCCCTGGCGCGAACGACTTCCTTCTGCGGTCGCAGGACAGCGGCCGATCGTGGGTCGATCTCAGCGGGACCATCGGCGTCGACGACGCGCTATCGACGTACGACATCGCCATCAACGCGGCCGGGCAAGCCGTAATCATCAACGTGGGCACGCAGGATATCTACGAGTCGGCCTACGGTGGTTATGCCGGCTTCGCGTTTTCGACGTCCGCCGGCGTCCTCAACGCTGCGATGACGGCGGGCCAGATCATCTTCGAAGAGGTCAACGATCTTTGGCTCGCTCTCTACCGGACGACGGGCAGCGGCATGCGGGCGGACACGTCGCCCAATCGAACGGCGTGGACGAACCAAACGCTTCCCGCCGGATGGGCGGCCTACAACAACTCGACGCAAAACCCGCGTGTCGCCGCAAACGATGCGGGCAGGATCGTCGCTCTTTTCTACGACGACACCGCGCTCAATTTGAAATATCGGTTCGCCTACTCCACCGACGGCGGCGTGAACTGGACGGCCGGCACCGCGCTCACCCCCGGCTTCGGGCCGGCGACGGATTGTGTTTCGAAGCCCACCTACGATCCTGACTTCGACGACTGGTACTTCTGCGCCGCGGAAACGACGGGCACCAATTCGACAGAGGTCTATCGATCGGAAGACGGCGGCGCGACATGGTCGATCGTCTACTCGAACATCAACACGGATAATTACGCCTTCGTAGCGATCGCGTGGTTCAACGGCGTGCTCGTCGCCTCCAACATCGGCGGGCGAATCTTCTTCTCTACCGATCGCGGCGTCACCTGGAAGCTCGCCACGCGAAACCTCCTGAACGGCGCATGCCGACCTTGGCTCAGCGTCGGCAACGGGCAGCTCCTCGTCATCGACGACACCGACAACGTTTCCTATGTCACGCGCCGCCTCGGCGCAGTGGGAGGTGGGTGATGAGCGATTTCGCAGACGACCTCCTCCCGATCCGCAAGATCTTCGTCGACGGCGTCGAGCAGCCCTTCATTCGCGACGTCGACTTCAAGAGCGGCGCCTTCACCGTCACCGTCGATACTGAGAACGGCGTCCTATCGATCGAGAGCTCCGGCGTCATCGCGAAGGACGAATCCACGTTCGGCGAAGAAGCAGACGTCGTTTCCCGATTGGTGCGCTACTTCTCGACGGACTCAGGCATCGTCACAGCCGACAGCTACACGATGGCGAATGGCGAGGCACTCTACGACTTCATCATCACCGTCAACGGCAAAAAGCGGCTCGACTCCGATGCGTACTGCCGTGACCACCGCGTGAAGTACCGCCGCACGGCGAGCGGCGCGCCTTCAATCCTTGGCTCACTTGTCAGTGGCACAGAAGATCGCGACGGCGACCTCGCGACAGCGACCTCAACGATTGATCTCAGCTCCAACGATCTTCGCGTTCGCATCACGCCCAACACGGGCTCCGATGTCGACTGGACGATCACGATGCAGGTGCAGATCACGAGGGATGTCACGTGACACCTCCCTTCGGTGTCGGCCTCGCGTTCAAGCATCCGGCCAAAGGGGCAGCTCCGTTCTCGCCGCTCGACTTGCCAAATCTCGAGCTGTGGCTCGACGCCTCGGACACGGGCGGCGTCGACATGACCAATCTCACCACTTGGCTTGATCTCAGCGGCAACGGGATTGACCTCGACGCTCAAGACGGCGCCAACGTTTTTCATGCGACGGGCGGACCGAACAATCAGCCCTACGTCGGGTTCTCGGCTGGCGGCCTTTACCGACTCTCCCCTCTCATCGCTGGCGCCGATGCTGCGCGCACCATGTTCGTCGTCTCGCGGCGCGGAGCGGACGGTTGCGTGTGCGTCTTCGATGGGCGCTACGGATTCAACGGCTTCGCTTACACCTACGGTCTCGCGACATCGAACAAACGCGAGGTCTACCTGGGCGGAGTCGCTGGCGAATACGACACCGGCTCGAACGCAACGAACAATTGGGAAAAGGTCTGCTGCATCAATACCGGGACCGGCGGATCGTCAGGCGCCCAACGTTTTCGACTGAATGGCGCCGAGCGAACTCTCAGCGCGAGCAACGCAACGGAGGGGGCGAGCACGCTTTATTTCTCGGTCGGTGGCGATCACCCGTCAACGCTTCCGCTCAACGGCGACGTCGCCGAGGTCATCATTTGCTCCGGCGTCACGTCGGCCGACGACATCGATCTCACGGAGGCGTACTTGCTCGACAAGTACGGCGTCTAAATGAAGCAGCCGTTCGAAGATGCCGCCTATGCCGGCCGGCCGAAGAAGCCGCGCATGGCGCGCATCGCTCTTAGTTCGATTACCCCAAGCGAGGGCGAAACAGGCGGGGGAACCGAGATCTCGATCGGAGGAGCGAACCTCGAGGACGTCACCGACGTCCTCATCGGCGGCACGCCTGCGCGAGTCACCGCTCGGAGCTCTGGAACAGTCGAGGCGACGACATTGCCGCGCGAAGCCGGCGCCGATCTCGACGTCGTCGTTATTGCAAGCGTTGGAACTCGAGTGATCGGTGAGGCCACCCTGCTCGCCGCGTTCTCGTATTTGGACGCGCCCGTCCCCACCGTCGTTTCCGCTAGCCCGTCACAGGTAGACACGCATGGCGGCACACTCGTGAAGATCGAGGGCACGGGCTTCGTCGGCACCCCGTCGATCACCATCGATGGTCTCGATGCACCGCTCGCGTGGCTCGAGAGCGACACCGTCCTCTATGCGCGATCGCCGGCGCATGCGTCGGAGGAGGACCTCGACGTCGTGGTCACGACGATCGGCGGCGTGTCCACCGGCGGCGAAGGATTCATCGAGGCGTGGTATCCAACGGAGGAATCAGGACTCTCTGTTTTTGACTCGCGTTTCGGCGTAACGGGATCGCCCGCATCGGCCTGGGCCGACCAAGGTGCCGGCGGAAACGATTTGTCATCGGCTGGTTCCGCTCGCCCAGCGGTAAAAGCGAACGCGTTTAGTGATGGCGTTACGGGGTTGAGCTCTGACGGCGGCGACGATGTGATGACGCTCGCGGCTCCGGTCGCCGTTCCTACCCACATCGAACGACTCGCCGTCATTCGATGGGATACCGACGTCGCGACTGGCGCCATTCACGGCGGGACAGGATCCGCAGTCGTCGATTTCGCCGTCGATCGCACGCCCGGACAGCCGGGCCTGCGGACATACGATGCTGACGAGATATTCAACCATCACCAACCGATCGCGAATCTGAACAACGGATCGCCCTACTGCGTTGCCGCGACACACGACGGCGTTTCGGGAGATTTGAAGTTTCGAAAGGATGGCGCACAAATCGGCGGAACGCAAACGGACACATTCGGAAATACGCGCGTCAACTGGGATCGCGTCTTCGGTGCGGCCGGCAACTTTTTCAAGGGATACGTCGGCGCTGTGCTCGTCAAGGTGGGAACGATCACCGACTTCGCGAAGTGCGAGACCTGGTGCCGAGCAGAATTCGTTCAGCAGACTCCGGTGATGTCGCTCGTCAGCTCCGACGCCTTCGGGGATCCGCGCGATGGCGCCTTGATGCTCAAGGGACCGCTCGCCGGCGAGTGGTTCATTCTCTTCGGTTGGAACAACAATTGGGGCGCGCCGCTCACGCTTGATCGCGTGACGAACGAGGTTCTTCGATCGACAGACGATTGCGTCACCTTCACGACGATTCTCGCGCGAGACGCCTCGCCGCCAGCAAATCGGCCCCCTTGTCAGCACTCATGCGGATGGCTCGTGAAAGAGGGCTACATCTACGCGATCGGCGGGGACGGTGCGTACTCCAATCATCGGGAGATCTATCGCGCCCCAATCACCGCCGATGGCTTGACGAACGGATGGGAGCACGTCGCGACCGGCCCTTGGCCGATCGATTGTCTCTCGCAAACGTTCGCGATCGGCAGCCGAATGTGGAAGATCGCCGGACAAGAGGTCTGGGACGATCCAGGAACGGCGCACCGACGGACGTACTATTCCGACGACGACGGCGAAACGTGGACGCAAGGGCCAGATTGCCCGGCGGAGCTCGCTGGCGGCCTCATTCAGAATCCGTTGCCCGTTGCGGTAATCGACGGACGCCTGCAAGCGATCTTTGTGTGCGGTGGTGGAACGAGCGACACGGACGGCTCGACGCGCACGTATCGAAACAGCGTGATCACGTTCGATGGTGAGACGTACACGACGCACATCGCGGATGGTGCTGGCCCGTTTAGCGCGCGCGTCTATCCCGCGGTTCGCGTGTTCCGTGATCGAGTTGCTCTTTGGAATGGCGCTCGTTGGAACGGCAGCGAGTCCGAAAACATCGGGGACATGTGGTCGGCTCGGCTTACCGATCTCACGCTCACCGGATGGCGCCAGGAATTCCACGGTGTCGGCAAGGCGGTTCCTTGGCTTCCGTCGCATGCGGACGGCGTTGCCGTCGACGCCGACAGGATCATGCTCGGCCCGGGAAACGGCGGCATCGGCAACGACACGGGCACCGTCCACAAAATCGAACCGATCCCATTCGCATGAACCGAACGTGCATCCACTGTGGAAAGGACTACTCAGCGGCCGAGATTTGGGCGCTCCCTCTCGCGAAGAAGCACGGCGGGCGTGTCCTCATCTCCGGAGAGATGCACGAATATCGCGTGTGCACGTGCGGCTCACACATCCTTCTCGTTTATCCGCGCCGCGAGACGCCGCCGGCGTCGATTCCCGTTGCTGCTTTCGCGGAGGCGAACGATGCCCGACGCCGCTGAGAATCCGCGCGTCTTCATCGTTGACGACGAGAAGCCGCTCACCATGGCGATGTGGCGAGGCTTGCCGCGTACGTTCGACTTGCTTCTTACGCACAGCGCGCGCTTCGCACTCGACGTGCTCAATGCCGACGTCGACTTCGATGTCGTACTGCTCGACATCGTCATGCCCGATCTCAATGGCCTCACCCTCTTCGAGAAGCTCCGTGCGACGGCGCCGGCGCGCGCAGATCGCATTGTCTTCATGACCGGCGGGTTGCAGATACCCGCCGTCGCGGACTACCTCCGAGGGCTCGACAATCGCGTCCTCGAGAAACCGTTCACGCTCGACGAGGCCGAGCGAATCGTCAGCATTTATTCCAGCATGTACACGCCACGGGGTCCGCGATGAAGGCGGCGTCGTGACATGCCGAGCTTCAAGGACCTATCGGATGCACAGCGCTGGGCGAACGAGCACGAGGCGCTCCACAAGCGCGAGCGCGAATCGATTCGGGACGAGGTGCGCGACATGAACGACGCGGCGATCCGTCACATCGAACGAGCGCTCGAGCCCGTCTCGAGCATAGAGAAGAAGGTCGACCGGGCGATCAAGCAAAACCGCCGTCAGTCGAAGGGCATCGAGGGCGTCGCAGAAGAGCTCAAGGCCGCGCGTGAGGAGCGGCTTAGTCGAAAGGCTGTCGAGATCGAAGATCGCAAGCGTCGCAAGCGCCTTCTCACCATCCTTGCCGCCATCACCCCTGTACTCGTCGCCGCGCTCGCGGCTTGGAAAGGTTGCCATTGATGTTCACCTGGCTCGAAGCTCACCCAGTCTTCTACACAATGTTCTTTCTCCCGCTGGCGCTCGCAATCGGCGGCGGGATCTTCAACGCGTTCGCGCGAAAGCGCACGCCAGAGGAGTACGCCGCGATGCCGCAACGGGTGGCCGGCTTTCTACGGCTCATGAGCGCGATCTTCCCGGACCCCGATAAGACGCGCGACGCGGCGAAGCAAATGATGACGAACGCTCCGCCGTCGAATCCCACGAGGAGCTTGCAAGCAGGGGAAAGCGTTCCGCCCCCTATTCCAAAACCAGATACGACCGCGCCGCTCGTTCTTTTGCTCGTCGCGATCGGCTCCGTTCTCTCGCTGACGCCATACGCGCTCTGCTCGTGCGGGCCGAATCAGCCGGCGCTGATTCCTCCGAATCCGGACGGCGCAAACTGCAACGCCAAGAAAACGAAGCGGGAGCTCGATTGCGTCGAGACACACACGACGCGAGCGGAGATCGACGCGTGCCGGGCGGACGTCAAGAGGTCGATCGATTGCGCGACCGACGCCGGCGTCGCGGCGTTCGTCGCATCGAAGGAAGGTGGAACATGATCGCCGAAACCATTCTCGGACTTCTGCCCTCGCTCTTCGGTGCGGTGCGAGAAGCGGCTGCGCTGGTTTCTCCAAGAGCCGGCACCATCGCAAAATACGCCGAGCGCTTCGTCACGTTCGCGATCCAAGCAGAAAAGGACGGGCTCGCTTCGTCCGCGATCCTTCAAGGCATCGGGGAGATCTACGTCGATCTCGTCGAGGACGTGAAGCTCGGAGTCCAATGAGCGGGAATCGACGGCCGAGCGGTACGACGGTGATTTCTCCCGATTGCCCGAAATGCAAAGGGAAAGGGCACGTCCCCCTCGGACTGGTCGCCGAAGTCGTCAAATGCTCGGAATGCGGCGGCACGGGAAAAGTCACGCTCGAGCGCGCCGGCGAGCTCTTCGGTCTTGAGCCGATTACGCGCCGCTCCACTCCAGAGGCGCTCGAGGCCGTGCGCGTCGACGACAGAGACACGGATCCGGCGCCCCCGATACCAAGAATCGATCACCGACGGGAGCCGGACGAATGACCGTCTACATCAATGCCACAGCTCCGCAGGGCGCGAGCGTCCGCCTCACACGCCGGACGGGCTCGACATTCGACTTCTCAACGGTGACGGATGTCGCGTTTGAGGTCTCGAAGCCGGACAAATCGATCGTGACGTGGGACGCCTCGATCGAAAGCCAGTCGACGACCGAGCTCATCATCCGCCACGTCTTTCAGACAGGCGACCTTCCGATCGCCGGCCTGTACATCCTCGTCCCCAAGCTCACCGTTGCAGGCGGGACCGTCGACGGCGAGCTCGTAGAAATGCCCGTGAAGAATCCCCACAAGAGGAAACCATGACGATCCAATTCTCTGTCGCAACTCGCAACGCACGACTCGATGCGATCGAAACCACCATAGGTACATCCGCGGTCTTGAAGATCCGGACGGGAGCACAGCCCGCAAGCTGCGCGTCTGCCGATTCGGGCACCGTCCTTGCGACGGTGAACTGCCCTTCCGACTACCTCGCCGCAGCGAGCTCGGGGAGCAAGGCGAAATCCGGCACGTGGGAGGACACGGCCGCCGATGCCGCCGGCACCGCCGCGCACTTCCGTCTGTATAGATCGGACGGGACCACGTGCGAGGTGCAGGGAAGCGTCACCGCGACAGGGGGCGGCGGCGACATGACGCTCGACAATACCGTTCTCGCAGTCGGGCAGGACTTCATCATCACGGGCTTCACGTTGACCGACGGCAACGCCTGATGCTCCTCCTCACGTCGACGAGCGATCTCATCCAAGTAGTGACGGACGCAAGCGCGGACATCGAAGTCCACGCGTCGTGGATCGACAACGCTTCGAACGTCCTTACGCCAGGGCGAACGAATACGGCGAGCATCACGTCGGCGACGACAACGACAGTGGTCGGATCGCCGGCGAGCTCGACGCAGAGAAATGTGAGGTGGCTCAGTGCGCGAAACAATCATGCGTCCGTCGCATGCACCGTGACGATCCAGCACACGGACGGGACGAACGTGGAGAGCCTGTGGAAGGGCATTCTTCAAGCCGGCGAATCGGTGAGCCTCACCGACAAGGGCTGGCAGCGCATAAGCTCGGGCGGCGCCGAAGTGTCGGCCGTCTCCGGAGGTCCGCCGGACATCCAAACCTTCGTAGCCGGCGGCGGAACGACGTGGACGAAGCCGACTGCCTTCACGCCGAAGATCGTCATCGTTGAAGCATGGGGCGCGGGCGGCGGTGGCGGCGGAGGGGCAAGCCTCGCGACGGCCGTCGTCGCAAAGGGCGGCGGTGGTGGCGGAGGAGGCGCTTTCAAGCGCGGAGTCTTTCTCGCGAGCGATCTCGGATCGACAGAGACGGTTGCGATCGGCGCCGGCGGAACGGCGGGCACGGGCGCGGCCGCTGGAGGCTCTGGCGGTGATGGTGGTGCCGGAGGAAACACGACGTTCGGAGGAACGAAGCTCATCGCATACGGCGGCGGAGGTGGCCGTCTTGGCGCAAACTCCGCAGTCGTCACGGGCGGCGGTGGTGGTGGTGGTGCAGGCGGCGCCGGCGGTGTTGGAACGACAGCGGGCGGACCTGGCGGGCTTCCGACGGCTGCAACGAACGGAGCCGGCGGCCAGGGCGTGACAGGCAGCGTCGCTGTTTCGACTACGTCAAATGCGGAGTTCGGTGGCGCGGGAGGGGCTGGCATCGCCAATCCCCCCGTCGCGAGCTCGCTCGGAGGCTCGAGCGATCGCGGAGGCGGTGGCGGCGGAGCAGGCGGCTCACATAGCTCGACGCCGACGAATGTCGCCGGCGGAGCTGGAGGCGCATCGGGATCATACGCAGCCGGCGGCGGAGGCGCAGTCGGAACGGACGGCGCATCACCCACGGCGGGAACGGCGGGCGCCGACGGAAACAGCTCGAAGGGTGGCGCAGGAGGCGGCGGCGGTGGGACGACGGTCACTGCGTCGACGAACGGGCAGCCTGGAGGAAACGGTGGCCGCGGCGGCGGAGGCGCAGGCGGTGGCGGTGTCGGAATGAATCCCGGTACGGGCGGCGCCGGCGGCACGGGCGGGCCCGGCTACATGGTCGTTTACACGTGGTGATGCGTTGGGGCTCTACGATGCGCAATGGTTCGATGAAGCTCCTATAGCGAGCTGGTTCGATCAAGAGTTCGAGACGCCGACGGGCGTGCTCGCAAAGACGCTCGAGGACGCGACGCTCAGCGCAACGGGGATCTCGACGATCACGGGCGCGGTCTCGAAGACTCTCGAGAACGCGACGCTCGCAGCAACGGGAACATCGACGATTACGGCAAGCCTTTCGAAGACGCTCGCCGATGCGACCCTCGTCGCGACCGGCGTGAGCATCGTCTCTGGCGCAGTCGCTGTCACGCTCGAGGAGGCTTCGCTCGCGTCGACGGCGAAGGCGATTATTGCCGGCACACTCTCGAAGACTCTCGACGACGCGACGGCTGCGAGCGCCGGCGTTTCGATCGTGGCGGGCACGACGAACGGACAGCTCGCGGATGCGACCCTTTCCGCGAGCGGGACGTCGACGATCAAGGCCGCGGCGGCCGTTGTGCTTGCCGATGCGAGCCTTTCCGCGTCGGGAGTCTCGAAGATCCATGGCTCTGTATCGGTAGGTCTCGAGAATGCCTCGCTTGCGGCCAGCGGGATCTCGAAGGTGATGGGTGCCGTCGACGCGATTCTCGAAGGAGCAACCCTCGTAGCGACGGGCACGTCGTCGATCGCCGCATCGCTCGGCATCACGCTCGAGGACGCTTCGCTCGTTGCGACGGGTGGGATCGCCGGCAGCACTCCGGTTCATGGCGTCCTGGACGTCACGCTCGAGGACGCCACGGCGGCGAGCTCCGCGGTCTCCCCCGTCGCGGGCACCCTCGGCGCGCTGCTCGACGACGTCGTGCTCGTAGCGACGGGGGCCGCGTTCTTCCCGGAGATCGTCTTCGCCGGCGCGAGCGAGGTTGGTGAGATCGCGCTCCGCTCAGGCGTCTCGCCCGAGCTCAGCGAGTCCTTCGAAGAGGACACGCTCCTCGAAAGCAAAGTCTCGAAACCATTCTTCGCAAACAGCACCGTCGGGGAGGCAGCATGATCGAAGGCATCGACGTATCGTCCGCGAATCTCGTTCCGACGTGGAGCGAGGTCCCCGAGGAACTCGCGTTCGCGTACATCCGCGCGACGCACGGAAAGGCGCGTGACGGCCGCCTCACCGCCCATTGGAACGCGTGCGTCATGGCCTCTCGAATGTGCGGCGCCTATACGTTCGAGGAGCCCGACGACGATCCGCTCGACGAGGTCGCCGCCTTCGTCGACACGGACGCCGTTCACATGGTTCTTCCGCCGGCGCTCGACGTCGAGTGGCTGGGCGGGCGGACGCCGAAGCAGGTACTTACGTACACGCGGGGCTTCCTCGACGATCTCGAGAAGCGCATCGCTCGAGTGCCGATGATCTACACGGGCCCGTCGTTTTGGATGAACCTCGGCGCCGAGGCGAAGCATCCGGACTTTGCGCGCTATCCGCTATGGATCGCGCACTACGGCGCAGCGAAGCCGATCGTTCCTGCGCCGTGGGATCGGTGGACGTTCTGGCAGGACAGGGCGAACACGATCGTTCAAACGCCCGACGGAAAGCAGCTCTTCGGAACGCCCGCGCGAAAGGCGCTTGCGGAAATCCCCGGCGCGAAGATCATCGCCCAGCCCGGCATCGTGAAAGGCGTGCAAGGCGAGGTCGATCACAACTTCTACAACGGGACGATCGACGATCTCAAAAAGCTCGCTGGCTTCTAGGTCGAAGGGCCGAGACCGCTCGAAGGTTTCGGCGCGCACGTCTTACACCACCAATGCCAGCGCTCGCGCTCTTTCCCCGCTCGAGCGCATTCCAGCCATCCGATGCGGGTGAGATCGAAGCGGGCGTCGTCGACGTTGTCCTCGTCGAGCTCGGCGGTCGCTCCGCATTTGTCGCACGTCGCGACGTAGCACGTCTTGCCGGGCGGGATCGCGAGCATGATTTATTTGCACCACCCCTGGATGTTTTGCGGCTCGAGCACGCACTTCGAGCCCTGCTGACAGGGCGGCGTCCAGTTCTGGCACGCCGAACGCGTGGTGCAATCGAGGCCTTTGCACACGGAGTATTGCCCCGGACTCGTTTGACCTCCGTCGATGGTTGGCGAAAACGGGCAGACGTACTTCCCACCGTCGACGAGGCAGTAGCCGCCGAAGAAGACGGGCGGCTCCTCCTTCGCGTCGTAGACGTCGATGCCAGCGTCGATCGTCGGCGCTGCTTCCTTCGCCGCGTCCTTCGGCGAGCTCGCATCTTTCGGCGGGATGACGATGTCGTCGTCCGGGACGAACGAGACGCTCGAGCAGGCAAGGGTGAGCGCGGCGGTGAAGAGAGCGAGAAGGCGCATGGTGAAAGCGTCGGACGGTGCGTCGTTTACGTCAATGCAGAGCGACCGTCACCCGGTGACGGTTTGGTGTCGCCCCCTGTCGTTTCCTGGCGGTTTTTGTCGATCCACCGCGAAACGCACAAAAGCGCCGATCACCCTGAAATCCAGCGTTCCCCGCGATTAGGCGTGCGAGGCGGGCTCGCCTGGGGGTCTAGGGGTCGGGGGTTCGAATCCCCCCGCCCCGACGTAGGATCGCCTCTAATGCGGTCTGTCGGGTGACGGTTCGGGTGACGGTTCGCACCTCATTATTGACACCATCCTCACGCAGGCGCCTCATCCGACTCCCATGCCCGAGCAGCAAAACGGCACCGAAAAGCAGCCCACCCCTCCCCCTCCGCCGAATACGACGGAGCCCGCATCAAACGAACCAGCAAACGAACCAGCAACGGGAAGCAGCCCGGAGCCGAAGAGCGAAGAGCCTCCGAAACAAAAGCGCTTTGTGGCCAGCCTCGCTCCCGATGGCGATGACCCAACTGTTCTGCCGGAGGAGTTCGTTGCCGCGATACACGGACTCGAAGCATCGCTCAAGATGCCCGTATTTTGCTACACATCGAGGGCATGAACGCGTTTGGAAAGGTCGTTGAAACATGAGCGATGAGAAGCGGCGAAAGGGAACGCGTGACGCCGTCGAAACCGCGATCGATCTCGTGAAGGAGAATCGATCCGGAACCTGGGAACAGCTCACGCAGAGAACGCGCAATAGCAAGCACTGCATTGATGACGAGCGCGAGGAGCCTGCCCCGGTGTCCTGTCGTCACGGATAAATTATCGGCCTTTTGCGGCGCGAAGCGTCGCCTTCCCCGCTTTTCGATCGGGTGCAACGTAGCGGTTCGTCGTCGTGACTTGCTTGTGTCCGAGCACATACGCGACGCCGCGGAGATCCTGCGAGACGTCGAGCAGATACCGAGCTCGGCCGTGCCGGAAGTCGTACGCCGCGAAGTCCTTCGCCCGCGCCTTGTCGAGCACCTTCGCGGCCGCTTCTTTCAAGTACCAGTCGAGCTCATGCGCGCCGAAGATGAGACCGCTCGCCGGCGCGTGCTTCTCGAGGATGGCCTTCGCCGGCGCGGTGAGATCGATTGAGCGGCCGAAGCGCGCTTTGTCGTCCGTGTCGTGGAGCTCGAGCACGCGCGAGCCCTGGCGCCAGTTTCGCGGCACCTCGAGACGGTCGAGCGTCGCCGGTCGCAAACCGAGCTCCCACGCGAAGCGCATACGATCACGGATGATGAATCGCTTCCCGCCGACCTTGCGCTCCGAATAGAGCGGGAGCGCCGCGATGATCTTGATGGCCTCGGCGCGCGTCACGTCGACGGGCTTCGCACGCTGGACGCCGGCGCGCTTTCCGAGGAGGCCTCGCGCCATCGGCGGCCGCGCGGGAACGACCTCGAGGAGCTCTCGCGATTTGCACCATCGGAGAAAGCGCATCGCTGCGCTCATCTCCTTCTGAACGCTCCGCCGAAGCACCTTCGCGAGGCGCGCGAGCTGGTAGTCGTTCAAGGACTCCTCGCTCGCCATGACGGCGAGATCGTCGAAATGCTCGACGAAGTGCCCGGCATAGACGAGGAACGCACCGGCCGACGTCGGCTGCAGCGTTTCGATTTCCGCAACCCATTCGCCGAGGATGTCCGCGAGATCTTCATCGGACGCCCGGACTACTTGAGGCCGCCGGCGACCAGAAACAATCTCGGCGTACGTCGACGCCGCTTCTTCTTCAAGTGCCCGACGATCTGCTTCGCACGTTGCCGGGAATCGGAGGTAGAGCGCTGGCCGGTAACGCCTTCCGCGGTGCCACGCGTCGAGGTACGCCCAGCCCCTTTTCTCACGGATCGTGTAGCTCTTTTTCCTTGCAGCCATCCGAGAACATCCTCTTTCGCAAACACGACGCGTCCGCGCGTGACACGACGACCTATCACGGGCACGAGCTCGCGCTCAACGGTGCGCACCGAGACGCGGAGGAGCTCGGCGACCTCCGCCTTCGTGAGCAGGAGCGGGAGCGCGGCGACGTTCACGCTCGCTCCAAATCGATTTTGATGGTGACGGCGTGCTGCAATTCGACGGGCAGCTCGCTTCGAATCTCAGCGACAAGACCCTCCTCGAGAGCGCTCGGCACTGATTCGCTTTTGGTCACAAGACGGACGTCGATCTCAAGGCCCGTCACGCTCACCTCACGAAGCCAGACCAGAGGCCGAGCAAGGGCTGCCTTCTCGACGATTCCAAAGACGCGATCCGCCCAATCCCAGGTGACACTCACGACCGGAGCTCCGGCGCGAGGCCATAGCCGTCTTCGGTGCGATCGATCGCTTCGCGTGCGCTGAGACGCTGCAGATACGACCGCACGCTCGTTTCCTTGTAGTCGGCCGCCTCGCCCAGTTCAGCGTTCAGCATCCGGCGCGGGTGCGCTTTGGCGAGGATCCCGAAGATGATGCGCTCGCCCTCGGGCAGGTCCTCGAGGAGCTTCGCTCGGAGCTCGGCCCCGGTGAGCTGAGTCGGCCGCTCGGCGAGCTCAGAGATAGCGTCGAGAGATGCGAAGTGCCGTCCGACGTATTCCGGGGGGCTTCCGTCGTCCTTCTTCGCCGTCCACACGAGCTCTCGCGCCGTGAGTCGTTGCACGAACGATCGCCGAGACGTTTCCTTGTAGCCCGTCACGATCGCGAGCATGGCGTCCGAGCACCCGTTTCTTGCCTGAACGATTGCATTGAAGCAGGCGAGCTCGCCGGCGGGGAGCTCACGAATGACGGCGCCTCGCTCAGGCCGCTCGAAGTCGCCGAGTGCTAGCTTGCCCACCGGCGTCCACCGGTATCGCTTCACATCGCCAAGAAGAAACGTTTCGATGCACCCGCGTTGCGCGAGACGCTGAATGAAGCTGCGCCGGCTCGTCTCCTTGTAGCCCGTGACGATGGCGAGCTTCGAATCGGTGCAGCCACGCTCGCCCGTGCACGCGATCGCGATGAGCGTCGCTCGCTCGCCGGCGCCGAGCTCGCCGGGGGCACTCGTTTGAGTGGTGTCGATGTGGCGATGCACCTTCTCGAGCGACGACATGGCCTCATCCACCGACGGCGGCGGCTTTCCCTCGGCGCGCTTGGCCGACTCTTTGACGATCCGCTCGACAGTCGCTTGCGCTTCCGACTTCGGTGGAGATGGCGGAGCATGATTCCGCGCTGGAGGCCGAGCGACGCCGGCGCCGACGTTCCCTTGCGGGGCGCTTCCTCTCATCCCCGAAACTATTTCAAGAACGGTCGCCGAGAATTCGTCGAGGGCCGTCTGCAGCTTTGCGCGAGCGGCCTCGAGCACCGTCGCCGGCGTTCCGCTCGCGCCTTTGTCGAGGCTCACGTCGAGCTCGACGCCTCGGGCGATCTTGCTCATCGCCTCGAACGAGGGGTGCTCGAAGACCGCGGCCGGCGTGGCGACGTCGCGATCGCCAATCTCCCGCGGCGCATTGAAGCCCGGGCACGGGCAGACGCCGAAGACCGACGTCCCGCCGCCGTAGGGATGGGCAGCGCCATAGCCGCACGGCCCCTGGTCGTGGAACTTCTTCTCGTGCTTGCAGCGCTTGCACTGGGGGCGCGTGTTGCGTTTCTTCATCCGGTCGCCGTAGCGCGTTCCTGCTCTGCGCACGCGTTGCAGAAGATGCGGCCCTCGAGCTCCGTCGTGTCGTCCTCGAGGAGCGCCTTCGCGCAGCTTGAGCACGCGATGAACTCCGGGTCATCGTCGACGTCGTCGAATTCCCCGATGGTCGGATTCTCGCGCGCGAGCTGCGCATAGGTCGGCGTGTACTGCCGATAGCGCTCGAGCACCTTCTCTTTCGTCGTCTCCGCGATCGCGAAGATCGACCCGCCGCCGTAGTCCTCGACGTGGTCGATCCCTTCGCCGTCTGGCGTCGGGATTTCGATCCGACACATGACGACGCCGAATTGCGTCACCTCGCTCACGCGCCCGGCGCGAACGCGGTGCCCCATGATCTCGACAATCGCCCAGCGTTCCGCGCTCATCGTTTCGACCCCTTCTTGACGGTGGTCTTCTTCCCGCCGCGCTTGAGCGTCGCCTCGGCGCGCTTCTGGGCTTTCGCGTCGCGTGCGGGAACATCGCTCTTTGCCTCGTCCTCGACGGCATCCTTCGCGAGCTTCGTGAAGCGCTTCACATCGACGCCGAAGAAACGAACGAGCTTCTTCGGCTCCGCCCATTCGAAGTCCTCGAGCGAGCCGCGAAAGCACGAATCGCGAAGCCGATCCTCGATGAAGAACGCGCGAAGCTCGTCCTCCTTCATCTTGGCGAGCTCGGTCTCGAGCTTACCTTTCAGCCCTCGCGCCCTGAGCGTTTCTTCGGGATACGCGCCCGCAAGCTCAATTAGGAAGCGCCAGAACGACGCGTCGGGCTTTCGTTTCAACGCCGCGACGGTGACCGCCGCAATGATCGATTGCACGGCCCGGGCTTCGATCTTCTTCTCGAGCGAATCTTTCGCTTGCTGCTCCGGCGAGCGGGAGCCGCTTGGCGTCGGCGTCGAACGTTTCGACGGCTTCGTTGCCGGCTTCGGCTGAGCGAATTTGTGGCCGTTCTCGCGGAGGCGCTTGTCGACGTCCTTCGAGCGCACGATCTCATGCGTCGTCTGGTCGTGCGGGTTTCGCGCAAGGACGATGAAGTCGATGGTGCCGCCGCCTTGCGGACCCTCCTTCAAGAGCTGGCGAAAGGTTCGACCCTGCTTGTCGTCGAAGCACTTCGAATCGAGCGCGACATATCCGCCGCTCGGCGGTGAGCCGGCCGAGTAGAAGATCTGCTTCGCTTCCTTTTCCGAGAGGATCGCGCTCCCGCGCTTCTTCGCCTCCGCGCACTGCTTGTCCCACGCGGCGTTCGACTTCTTGTCGAAACAGTCCGGGTCCGTGCAGAGGTCGGTCGACTTCAGTTCGCCGAAGAGGTCCGGCTGGTTTCCCGTCCGCTTCGGGCACGAGGCGCAGTCGGTCGCGCCGGCGACGAGGTTCTTGTCCTTCTTGTCGAACGACGCGTCGACGAGGCGGAGCATGAACCGGTCGCGAAGGAGCTCGAGCGCGCGCCGTGCCGTCGGCTTCGAGAACTCGTGCTCGAGATTGAGCTCCCGCAGAAACTGCTTCTGTCGGTCACTCGAGTTGATGCGAGCGCAGACGTACGCGATCGAAACGTCGAGCCGGCCCTCGCGGAGCTCCTTGCGGGCCTCGGGGCAGAGCGAGAGGAGCTTCAATCGATTGAAGATCGACGCGCGGTGCTTTCCCGTCATGAGGGCGATCTGGTCGGCGGTGCGTCCGTGGATCTTCATGAGCTTCTCGAAGCCCTCGGCCTCCTCGAGCGGCGGAACGTCCTGACGTGCCACATTCTCGACGAGCTGGCGCTCGAGCACGGTCGCGTCATCCCAGTCGACGACGAGGCACATGAGGGGAAGTGAGGCGAGCTTGGCCGCACGCCAGCGCCGCTCACCGATGACGAGCTCGTGCCGAAGGCCCTTCTTCCGAACGACGCACGGCTGGATCTGCCCATCGTTTACGAGGCTCGTCGAGAGCTCCTCGATCCCCTCGAACGTCTTTCGGTAGTTCGAGAGCGGCCCGTCGACCTCCGCCGACGGAAGAAACACGACTTCCTTGTGCTGCACACCGTTCGTCTTCTTCTTCGCCGGCATCGCCTCTTGCATCGTCATCGTCTCCTCCTTCATTCAAACGAAAGTGATTCGTCCTCTGCTCGGCGCGTCGACCGAAGCATTTGTGAAAGCTTGTCGAACGTCTGCGCACGGCTCTCCTCGGGGATCCATCCGCGCCGCTTGCACTCGCGCGCCATCGCCTCGAGCTCGAGGGAGAACGCGGTTACGTGCTCGCGGAGGATCTTGATGAAGCCTTCGTCGCGCTCGACGCGGATGAGCGCCTTCGGCATCTCTGGGTGGTAGCTGCAGAGATCGACCCACTTGCGCTCCGTTAGCCAGAGCTGCCCTTGCACTTGAGGCCGGTACTCGGCGTCGAGCTCGCGGGCGAGCAAGTAGTGAACGTGCGTGTGAGGAGCCGGGACCTTGAGCTCGACAAGGCCGTCGGCGCCGACCGCGCGATCGGGGCTCGTGCCGATGGTCCCGTCGTCGTTCGTGATGAAGCCGATGCGCTTCGTATCGAGGTTGCGCTGGGCTTCGTAGAAGAGCACGGCCTCGGCCTCGAGCTCCCGCCCTCGCATCATCCAGAGAGAGACGTGCTCCTCGAGCGGATGGCCCATCATCCGCTCGGCGAGAAGCTCGTTCATGTACTTCGTCGCCGACTTCGACGCGGCGCCGGACTTCGTCACGATCTTGTCGAACATCGACGACGTTGGAATCCCCGCGCGAACGCGAAGCCACGCCTCGCTACCTTGCTCGACGTCGTGCTCGATCACTTGCCGGCGCTCCGCTTCGCTTCTTCGATGAAGTGGAGCGCTCGCTGGTAGTCGCGGGCGAGGATGTCCTCGAATGCCGCGACGCCCATGAACCGAAGAAAACGCTCCGGAGTGCGGCCAGCGGCCTCGAGGTGTTCGCGAATCGAAGCGGCTTGCTCTCGAGTCACGGGCTCTGAGCCGCCGGCGCCGTCATCGTCCTCACCGACCGTGATGAGATTTAGATGCATCGAGAGCAAGTACCGGCGCGCGTAGCTCACGCTCGAGCCCATGCCCTGAATCTTGTTCTTGCCGCCGCTGTCATCGACGGGGAGCGTGAGGTACTTCGTTTCGCTGTGGCCCTCTCGATGCGACATCTCGCACGAGAACGTCGTCACACCTTGAACGGTCTTCGAGTCGAACGAGAACGCGAAGCCCTCGGCCGAGCACGGGCCGCGCACGGCTGCATCGATGTCTTCGTACCGAGCGAACGGCGTGTCGCGAATGAGCCGCCCGTCCTTCTCGACCTTGGCGTGTCCCTGTTTCGTGATCCGCGGGAGTTTCTCTTGCAGTCTGGCGAGCGCGGCTTTGAATGCGACGCGCGCCTGGTCGGCGACCATCTTCTCGTGAAGCGCGAAGAGCCTCTCGACCGTTTCGACTTTGACCGTGGGATCCTTCGCGATGTTCATGATCGTGGCGAGCACGGCTCGAGCCTCGTCGGGTTGCGGCGCGAGCTCGGCGCGCTCGACCTTGGCGAGCTCCGACTTCGCCGTCACAGCTCACCCGCGACTTTCTCGATCCAGGCGGCGAGCTTGTCGAGGTTCGCGTAGACCTTCTCGGCGGCAGCCTTCCCCTTCGCCGTGGAGAAGCTGGGGAGCTCCTTCGTACGGAACTCGAGCGCGAGCGCTTTGAGTTTTTCCTTGTCGGGCGCGAGCTCGGCTGCCTCCCGCTCGGCTTCGCGCTTGCGCGCTTCGGCGATCCGATCGGCCTCCTCTTTCGCCACGCGATCGGCCTCTGCCTTCTTCGCCGCGGCGAGGTCGCGCTCCGCCCTCTCCTTCGCCGCACGCTCCTCATCGGCGGCCTTCGCAAGCTCGCGCTCCTTCTCGGCTGCTGCTAGGCGATCCCTATCCGCCGCGAGCTCGGCGGCTTCCCGTTCGGCCGTATGCGCCTCGAGCATCGCTTTCGCTTCGGCCACCTTGCGCGCGTTCTCCTTGCGAAGGCGCTCGTTCTCTTCCTTCTGCGCTTTCTCGCGCTCGACGCGCTCGGCCTCGAGCCGCACCGCTTCCTTCCGCTCGGCCTCGAGCTTCTCGGCGGCGAGGCGCTCGGCCTCGAGCTTGACCGCCTCCGCGCGCTTGGCCTCCTCCTTCCGATGCTCGGCGGCGAGCCGCGCGCTCTCGATCGTCGTAGCCCACGTCTCCTCCGCCATCTCCCCGAGGTTCACGAACGCGGCGGGATCGGCGCCGTAGGCCGTGAGCGCTTCCTTCCTCGCGATCGCGAGCGCGTCCTTTCTCGCCTCCTCTGCCCGCTCGGCGAACGTCTCATCGAGATAGAGCTTGTCCTCGAGCGGCTCGGTTAGCGCTTTCAAGATGTTCGCGAAGCCGTCGATCGCCTTTCCCTGGCGAACGATGTTTTCCTTGAGCCGCTTTCGAGCCTTCTCGCAGCGAACGCGAATCTCGCGAAGAGCGAGCCGGGTATCTCGCGCGAGCTTCATCTCCCGCGTCTGGCTGACGTCGGTCACCTTGATGAGCGCCGCGCGCTTCGCCCACTCGTCGGCGGAGTCGAACATCTCCTCGAACACCGCCCGGAGCGTGACGGCCGCTGTCGGATCGTCGTGCTCGAGCTCGGCGAGCACTTTCGAATAGGTCTCTCGGGGCGCTACGACAATCGCTTGATTCATCGACTCATCTCCTTCGGGCTGATTGAAAAACGGGCGGGTAGAGATCGCGCTCGGCTGGCGGATCCATCTCGCGAACCTTCTCGCTTCGAACCGGGTGGTAGCCGTCGATTCGCGCGAGCGTTTCCGCCTTGTCGCGTGCGCCGGGCACCGTCCGAGACGTCACGCGGTAGAAGCGCTCGACCTCACGGAATCGCTCGGGGACGTTCACGCATGCGGGGCAGCCCTTCCCCTTGCAGCGGCCGCACGCACAAACGACGGTGACTTGATAATCCGGCATGACTTCGGGCGCGTTGCCCGAGAGCGAAGCCGAACGGTGTGCGCGTGGATCTAGGAGGACAACACGGCGCCGCTCGACTCCGCTCTCGGACTACGTGCTCCCCTCCGCGGCCGCCGGCGGGTCCGTCTTCGCTCGCTCATCGGCGCCGGCGTCGACGACGAGGGAGATGTTTCGACCGACGCGCTTCGCGGGGTCCGCGAGCTCGCGCGCCCGCCAGATCTTCTCGAGCAACCCTTCGAGCCGACGCTGCTCGAGGCGAAGGACGCGGGCGTTCTGCCTGTCGGCCCGGACATTGAGGAAGCTCGGCTTCGTTCCGTCGATGGCGACGTCGGCGCGAAGGCAGGCGAGCTCCAGCCTGGCTTGCGCGATCGCCACGCGCATCGCTCCGCGCACCTTGCGTATCTGCTTGCAGATTACATCCTCGTGCTCGGGCATCGTGCGCGTACTTCCGCACGGGCAGTTACGGAGCGCGAGGAGCTCGCCATCGATGCCCGTGTCCTGCATCCCCTTCAGCGGAAGCCCGGCCCACGTCTCGGGCGTGTAGCGTTTTCCGCAAGAACAAATCGACGCGACGATCACGACAGCGCCTTATTGGGCTCGGGTTGAAGATGGCGCTCGCGGTAGATGACGGCGCTTTGCAAGCCGTCGAGCTCGAAGCTCCAGCCGGTCGCGCCCTTTTCCCACTTCGTCTCGATTCTCGTTCGCATCACATCTCCTTCACGCCGCGCCGGCGAGATGACGTTTCAAGACCTCGACGTCGATGCCGACTCGCGACGCCGCGTACTCGAGCGAATCGCCCGTCAAGATGCGGGCCCTCGCCTGCTCGATCTTTCCGCCGAAGCTCGACCGCGAAAAATCCCCGTCGCGCTCGCGCTGCTGCTTCTTGTAGATGCGGTTCTTCGCGCGGACGCAGTTTCGGCATCGGCCCTTGACGAAGAAGGTCTCGGGCCATTCGAGATTGCACCTTCGACAAACGCGGCTCACGAGTCCCCCTCGCTCGCGTCGAAAGGCACGTTCGGCCCGGCGAGCGAGAGCTCGTGCATCCCCGCGGCCGTCAGCACGTAGCAGCCCGGGAACACGTACGGGAGCCGGTGCGCGACCAGGCCGTCGAGCACGAGCTCGTCGAGTGCGGCCTTCCGTGCCTTCGGTGCGATGGTGTCGCCGAACGCGTCACCCCGCTCGATGGCGTGAAGGGCGCGGCGCTTCTCCGAGGGTCGAACGTTTCGACTCCGCAACTGTTTCGCGCGTCCCATCCGTGATGCCTCCTAACCAAAGTCATAGCTGATGACTTTCTGAGAGGTCAAGATGGTAGGCCAGAGCTATCCCTTTAGGCGTTCCTTTCGCCTATAAATTAGCCGCGGAAACGGCGTCTCGTTTTTGCGATGGCCGGGACGACTGGCGCCGCCTCCGGCACGGGCTTCTTTTTTGGCTTCCGGCGTATCTTGGCCACTTTGGCCGCCCGATCGATCGCCTCATCTTCCAAGCCTCGCTGGTGGCCACGCTTCGCCTCGACCTCGCGTAGCCGCTCAAACTCGAGACCGATCTCCTTCAGTCGATCCCAAACGTCCAAGCTCTCGTATTTGGCGCCCGAAAACCGTTCTCTCGTGGTGAGGATCGCTTCATCCAAGAGCACTCCTCGAAACGTCGAGATGGCCTTGGCAATGTTCTCCGCCTCGTCCTGCGGGCTCGGCTCCGCTGGCAGTTCCTCCGGCTCACCAACGACCGCCTCATATTCCTTCCCTAAAAGAATCGCCGTGCGCCTGGCTGTTTCGTACGAGGCTCCACTGCGGCCGTTCAAAAAGTCGGAGATGCTCGGCTGTGCTCGCTTCACCGCCTCGGCGAAGCGGCTCACCTTGCCGTCGAATTGAAACCGAATGATGTCGCGGATGGCCTTGCGCAGCCGTTCATTCTGCTTTGGCGTGAGATGCTGGCTCGACGTCACGCTGAAAAGCCTATGAGAAAGCCGCATAGGCGAAGCTATGAACTGAGCGTCCGTCAAGGCACTTGATCTCGCAAAGTTATAACTATAACGTTCAGTGCATGTATGACACTGGCGGCTGCAGAAAGCTTCGTTCGCTCGTTGAGCGTGGGGAGATTTCGCAGTCGACGATCGCAAGAAAACTCGGGGTAAGTCAGCCGTCGGTCTCCGCCTGGCTTCTTGGCCGGACACGCCCAGAGTCCCACTATCGCGAGGCGATCGAGCGCCGTTTCAAGATTCGTGCTTCCGACTGGATGACGGACTCCGAATACTTCATGGCGTTCGGCCGTCAGCGAACGCGATCGAAGAAGGCAGCGTAGTCGCATGGGCCGACCGTTCGACGTGCGGACCCCTTTGCCCATTCGGCCTGTACATGCGCGCACGACTGTTCAAATAACGCGTGGAGAAGTCGCGGTACTGTCGCCGCAACAGGGAGCGGCCCTCCAAGTCATCGTCGAAGAATATCGACGCACCGGGCTTCCCCCAACGCACCGGGAGATCGCATCGCGTCTGCGAATGTCGTGCGCAAATGTGGGCCGCCTGATCGGTGCGCTCCGACGGAAGGGCGCTCTTCGAATCGAGCACGGGAAAGCGCGAGCATATGCGCCCCGCGCGAAGGCGATCTTCATTCGCTTCCCGACGGCGGTGCAGCGTGAGCAACAAGAGGCTCACGCCTTTTCCAAAGCGAGGTCGGCGTGATCTACACCTCCGCGTGCGTCGTGTGTGGTGGCTGGTCGATCGAGTGCGCGGAGAGTTTCGATCTCGTAGGGCCTGACGGGGAGTGCGCCCGATGCGGGCCGCTCAACCGGCTCACATGGTGCAAGCGATGCGGCTCACTCAATTCGTTTGACGACAAGCGCGGTCTCGACGCTGCGCGCATGCCCGCGATGAGCGACGACTTAGTGGGGGCCGCATGAGCGCGCTTGCCGCGCTCAAGTGGCGCCGCGTCATCAACGGCCACATCGCGAGCGCCACCATCCACGGCGATCGCATCGACGCGCGCATCTTCTTCGAGATTCCGCTTCGGGAGTGGAAGTGTCGGCTCAGTCGAAACGGCGAGCAGTTCGAGCTGACGTCGCTCCCGAGTGAGAGCGCAGCGATGGCGCACGCGTGGCGCGTCATCACGGAGCTGAGCGAGCGAGGGGCGGCGTGAGCAAGCGCCTCAACGCCTTCGGCATGCTCGTCGATGACGACGACGAGCAGGTCTACGCCGGCGAGCTGGCGACGAAGACGTCCGAGCTCGGGCGCGCGAGAACTTCGGAGGATCGTGGGCTCGCGAGGCAAGGGCGCGCGTCTACGAACACAGGCTCTCGCCGCGCGGAGGCTCCGAAGAGCGCGGCTCCCCCTCGGGGGAAGGAGAACACCATGCCGACGAAGAACGACGAACGCGCGAAGAAGCTCCTCGAGGTCCTCCGTGACGCAGGACCGCTCACGAACCAAGAGCTACAGAAGGAGCTTCGCCTCACGAAGCAGCAAGTTCGCGCTTGTGTCGACGTGCTGCGCGACGACGGCGAGGTCGAGATCTCCGGCACGCGCGCGAGCGCTCGCTATCACCTTCCGGGCCAGGCCGTCGACGCTCCGCTCGCAAAGAAGAAGGTCGCGAAGAAGTCGACGCGCCGAGCGCACGCGCCGAGCGCACGCAAGATAAACGGTTCCTCGAACGGATTCGCGAACGGTGCGGCCGAGCCGTCGCCGTCGAGCCCCGTCGCGATGCTCATGCGCGTTCAGGAAGATCTCTCGAACGAGCTCGCTCGCGTGAACAGGGCGATCGCCGCCTTGCAGGGGGAATGACGTGAGCCTTCTCGACGTCGCTATCGTTGGCTTCTGTTTCGGGATCGTTGTCGCCCTCATCGTCCACCATGAGCGGAGGCAAGGGTGAGCGCTCTTCGTTTCGTCGGCCGGCATGTGGGCCTCTGGACGATGATTGCGTGGGCATCATATGCACTCTTTGTCGGTGTCGCGTCGCCGCGGCTCTGGGTGCTCGCCGCCGTCGCATGGTGCGTGTGCAACTCAATCCAGCTCGAAGCGAGCCGGTTGCAGGAAAAGATCGTTTGCCTCTTGCACGAAGAGATCGATCTGCTCAGGGGACGCCGATGACGCCGCTCGCCGCATGGATTGTGTCCGTCTCGACATTCGTCACCGACGCCGCGGGCCATCCGGCGACGAAGCCGATCGACGTTGCCGGCGCCGAGGCGATCGCGAAGCGCTGCGAGGGCGTCGGGAAGACGTTCGAGGAGCAGGCGACGTGCGGCGCCGTCTACCTCGTCCACTCGTTTCTCGAGAGCGGCTACAACCTTCTCGCCGTCTCGCGCACGGACTGTCGCGATCACCTGACGGGGAAGTTCTACACCGTGCCGTGGGGCGAAACCTGCCGACCAGGTGATGAGCCCGTCTCGTTCGGGCCGTTCCAGACAGGGAAGAAGCCGAAGGACTGGGAAGAGGCCGTCGCGATCTTTACGCCGCTCTTGATCAAGAGCGCGACCACGTGCCTCGAGCCGCTCGCCATGGTGGCGTCGGGCTCGTGCACCAACAAGGCGGGGATCGCGATCTCGAAGTCGCGTATGGCGAAAGCTCGAAAGCTCGTTGCGGATCACCCGTTCAAACCGGAGGACAAATCTTGAGGCCTCCGCCGACGGTCTACGAGATCCCGAAGGACGCGCGCATCGTCGAATGCAGCGACATTCGGTGCCGTGCGCCGATCGCCTTCATCACGACGCCGGCGGGCAAGCGCATGCCCGTCGAGGCAGCGGCGAACATCCGAGGCGAGAGTCACTATATTAGGTGCCCGGGCGCGAAGCGATTTCGAAGGAGCTCGAAGCCGTGAGCGTCAATTCCGACACGCTCTATGACTGGAGCTCGCGCGTCGCTGCCTACAAGCTCGGGACGAAAGGCGGGACCAAGGAGGCCCTCGATGTTCTCGAGACCGAGATTCATCGCGCCTACCTCGAGACGCTTCACGAGGAAACGATGGCGGCCGTGTTCACGCCGCCGGCGAGCTCCGTGCAGCTCGCATGCATCCGACACGTTGACCGAACACCCTCACCGACGGAGTGACGATGGCCCCGAAACGACGAATGAAGCAAGAGTCCTTCGAAGCTCCCGGCATGCAGGAGCATCACAAGGACATCTCGGACGCGGGCTACGCGCTCGCCGATGCGAAGGACGACGTCAAGGCCGCCAACGTCGCGAAGAAGGAGCGCGAGACCGCTCTCATCGCGGCGATGAAGAAGCACGGCAAGAAGGTCTACAAGGATAAGGGCCTCGGCCTCACCGTCACGCTCAACAGCAAGGACGCGGTCTCGGTCAAACGCAAGAACGCGCCGAGCGACCGAACGTGAACGCTCAGCTCGAGCTCGCAGAGCGACAGAATAAACCGAAGCGCAAGCGCGCTCCGGCGCCGGCGATGTGCAAGTGCGGCCACGCCGAATGCGAGCACCGCAATGGCGTCGGCGCGTGCATGGCGTGCAGTGAAGAGCACGCGCGCGTTCGCTCCGTTATGGGCCCGCTCACGCCGACGAAGGCCTGCAGACGCTTCAAGAACCGTAAGCGCATCGTTCCTCCGACGCCCCTCGAGCTGCTCGGTCCCATGGGAAGCGTCGCCGTGTGGCGTCCCGACACGGTCAACCCGAAGCCGATGGGCTGGGGACACATCGAGGAACGCGAGCTCACCCTCGCCGATGAGAACGGTTTCGAGGGATGCCGGACCGTCCTCGAGACCCGGTACACGACCTATCTCGCACAGCTCAAGGCCGAGTCGCCGAACAACGACCACATTCCAAACGATCCCGTGCTCGCGCACCGCATCAAGATGGGAAAGAAGGCGAGCGTCGCGCGGCAAGTCGAGCGCACGTCGGCCGCGTTCGCGCAGCTCGCCGAGCTCGAGGGGATCGAATTCTCCGACCATCCGCTGCCCTTCATGATTCTCCTTACGCGCGTCTCCTTCGGCGTCTGCGACAACGACAACGCGATCGCCTCGCTCAAGTGGATCGAGGACGGCGTGTGCGACGCGCTCGGCTTCGATGACTCCGATCTCGTGCAGACGACGGAGTACTCGCCGATCGGCCCGCTTCCGCCGGGCAAGGTGTGGATTCGCTATGACCAGGGCGACTCGTTCAAAGCAGGCATCTTCGGCGTGAGAATCGAAGTCGTGTGGAGAGACCCGTGAGCCTCCCCGAGCTCGCCGCCCTGCTCGATGTCGCTCCGCCGGCGCGCGTCTATTCGTCCGACGATCCGTGCATGTTTCGTCGCTCCTACGCCGACGTCGTCGAGGACTACATCGACGCGCACGGCATCGAGGGCCTCGAGCTCGCAGCGCGAGGCTTCAAACGCTTTCGGCCGGACGCGACCGAGAGCGACTTTCGCCAGTGGCTGGCAGCGAGGTTTCCGTGATGGCGGCGCCCTCCGGCCGTTTCCCTTCGCGGGGACCGAAGAAGCTCGAGGTAAAAGAGCCGCCGCCCGTCGAGGGGCGCGTCCCGCCGCACGATCTCGACGTCGAGGCCGCCGTTCTTTCGCAGATCATGAACGACTCCTCGGCGCTCGAGAAGATCGTCGGCTTTCTTCACCCCGAGCACTTCTATTCCGAATCGCACAGGCGCATCTTCGAAGCGATGCTCGAGCTCGCGGGCCAGGGGAAGCCGACCGAGCTCGTGATGGTCATGTCTTGGCTCAGAGATCGCAATCGTCTTCAGCAGGTGGGAGCGGAGTACCTCGCCCAAGTGCACACGCAGCCGGCGGCGATCGCGAACGTCGCCGCGTACGCGAAGGTGATCCACGAAAAGTGGCGCGTTCGCATGATGATTTCGATGTGCCAGCGCCAAGCGGCGACGGGTTACATCGACTACGGAGACGCGGGCCGATTCATCGCGGAGATGTCCGCCGCAATTGAGACGATCGCCACCATCAATAGCGGGCTCGAGTTTCGCTCGGGCGCCGAGATCATGAGGGAGCCCCCAAAGGACGACGACATCCGCTTTCTCATCGAGCAGCTAAAGCTCGGGCCCGGCCGCCCGTGCATGGTCGGAGGCGACTCTTACACGGGTAAGAGCCTCATCGTCGGCGACATCGCTGTATGCGTCGCAACGAAGCGCGACGTCTTCGGGCTCTTTCGCGTGGGTGAATCGGGATTCGTGCGGTGGCTCAATTTCGACCAATCGCCGAAGCTTGCCGAGAGGCGCATTCGCCGCATCGCTCGAGCACGGGGCGTTTCCCCCGAGGAGCTTCGAGGGCGCTTCGAGATGTGCCACTTTCCGGAGTTTCGTCTCGACGACGACGACGCCGAGGCCGTTCTTTGCCGCGTGACCAAGGGCGTCTCCCTCTGCGTCATCGATGCCCTCATCGGAGCGATCGGCCGAACGCAAGAGCGCGACGAAGCGATGGGCCGCATGCTTCTAAAGCTCATGCGAGTCTCGTTCAAAACGGGCTGCACGTTTCTCGTGATCCATCACACGACCAAGCCCCAGGCCGAGTTCGTCGATAAGAGCGGAACGATCCAGCAGCGCACGCACGGCCCGACGCGCTCGGCCTCGGCGACCATTCGAGGAAACCGCGCCATCTTCGGAGCGTGCGACTCGGTCTTCGTCCTCGAGTCGACCGGAAAGAAAAAGCCCGTTCGCATCATCCACGACAAAGCTCCGACCGACGGCCAGACGCTCGAGAACTTCTATGTCGACTTCCGCGACGTCGCCGAGGACAAGCCGAACGGCCTTCTCGACGAAGACGACAAGCCCACCGATCGAACGTGGGGCCTTCGCGTGATTCACCTCGAGCCCGAGCAGGTCGAGGTCAAGCAAGAGCGAAAGAGCGACGAGCAAGCTCTTCGTGAAAAGAGCGATGCCAAGGAAAAGCACTTTGCCGATCTCTGCGACGTCTATCTCGAGCTCGTGAAGAAGCACCCACTCTGCGACACTGACCAACTCTTCGAAGAGGGCCCCGTGGGGCGGAAGGCGACCGTGGTGGCCGTCATGAAGCGCCTCGAGGACCTCAAGAAGGTGGTAGACCAGGGTGGCAAGAAGAAGAATCAACGCGCTTGGAGGGCCGTTTGAAGCGGCTGCGTCAAACGCGTTCCCTCTTCTCAGACGCGTTCCCAACGCGTTCCCGTACGTCGGTTGCACGTGTTCCCGGAACGCGTTCCCGGCATATCTTTGTGGCCGTCAGGCCACAAGATAGCCAGGGAACGCGTTTCGGGTACGTGCATGCAGCCGGGATCGTGAGAACGCGTTCCCGTTTCAGAAGAGACAAAACCGGGAACGCGTTTGTCTCGCTGCGTCATAAGGAGGCCCCATGATCCCGGAGCATCCCCCTCGCTACTTCGGGGAGTCGACTGTTTCGACTCTCGAGGCCGAGCTCGCCCGAGCCATCTTCGATGTTGATCTCTATGCCGAGGCGGAGCGCATCGCTGAGGTCGAATGGGAGACCACGCAGACAGCGACGCTCACCCTCGCGATAGCGAACAGGAAGGACGGAAGCCTGGTTTCGTCTCGTTCCACATCACATCGAGCACGCGCTCGATTGCTTCGAAGGCGTGGAGCGAGCAAGCGACTACATGGGTCGATTGATTGTGCGGAGGTCTATATGCCCATCGAGATAGACGCATTTTTTGAAGAGGGGTGGGGCCATCCGTTTGCGGGGGTATACCCCTCCCCTCGAGGCCCGCAGCG